TACCTATTGCCACCCTTACTCTTCCCAGAGAGAGTCTCTTTAACAATGCAAATAAGTTCAAAGTTACCTTTAACAGGAACATACTGTTCTATCTCATCTATATTACGAATGTCAATATTAAAATCTCCAAAAACCATTTTCATGGTTGTAGAATAAGAAAATCCTAAAAGCATTCTTTCGTAGAAGAATGACGCTAAAAGCTCATTACGACTATTGAGATTATATATTTTAAAATACCCTACAGAATTTTTACGAATAGTTTCTAGACGAGATTCTTTAGTAAACTTTTTACCATTAGAATCTATCCAGTTCAAATAATCTTTAAGCATTACGATTAAATCTGAACCATATTTACCTTCATTATTTATACAAAATATCTTTTCCTTTGGAGTTAATAGATTCCAAAGCTGAGCTTCTAGGACCTTCTTAGACCTATCCTTAACTGTATGACCTAAAGCTCCACTCTGAATCAAAGAAGAAAGAATACCTATTCCAAGTTTAGCATCTTTAGCTGAATTATATAATTTAAAATCAGAATCTATATCAGAAGATATGAAACTGCGAAGCTTATCTATACTCTTATCTGATATACCTTTTATCTCTCCTAGTCCGAATCGGATATTCTTCCCTTCAATAGAAAAACCTAATCCGCTTTTAGCTATATTCGGGGGCATAAGTTCGATCCCAAAATGGGGCAACTCATGTTGGATAAGCTGAAACTGCTCTAAGAAATCGCCTCTAGTAGAAGCTATCTTAAGACAAGCGAGGAAGAACTGCTGAGGATATTTATGTTTTAGATAAACCGTCGAGGCTGCAATACTTGCATAAGAAAAACTGTGACTTTTGTTAAACGAATAATTTGCAGAATCTTCTAAAATCTTCCATAATAGATCTGGAATCTCTTTATTTAATCCATTCTTTTCACAAGTCTCAAAGATAATATCTTTCCACTTAGCCATCTCTTTGATTTTCTTCTTACCAATGCACTTACGGATAACTTCCCCGTCAGCTTTTGTAAGACCAATCTTCTCACACATCTGCATGGTAGACTCTTGATAAAGAGCCAGAGATGCAGTTGATTTCAAAAGCTCATCAAAGAATGGGTGGATAGACTCATTCTTCCCTTCATTAACGAACTGGGCATACCTATCAACGAACTGCAAAGCTCCCGGTCTAGCTAGAGCAGTAACTGCTGCTAGATCATCCATATTTTTAGGCTTTACTTTATTGACTACTCCTAAGTTGCAGTCACCACTAATTTGGAAAAGTCCATATGGATATTTAACATCTTGAAGATGACTAAAGACATTTTCATAATTAATATCAAAGTTTTCAGGCTTTAAATTTAAATTAGTACAAACCTCATTGATAATACCAACAGCTTTTAGTCCCAGCAAGTCAAGCTTGATATTATCAAGTTGAGCATAATTCATATCATAACTTGTAACCATTTCATCTTCTCCCATTTCACATGGAATAGAATCAATTAGTTTATTATAAGATACAATATAAGCACTAGCATGAGAACCTTTAGAACAGTTCAATTCTGAAAGCTTTAATGCTATTTTATATGCTTTAGTATTTTCTTTTACGAACTCTGCAAAAGATGGGACTTCTTTTACAGCATTTTTTAAGGAATGCACCTTCCCAAATAGAGAAGGAATTTGTGAAGAAATTTCGAGACTTTGTTGTTCTGAATATCCCAAAACAATTTTACAAACCTCTTTAATATTCTTTCTACTTTGCAATGTACTGTAAGTAGAAACTTTACAAAAATAGCCATCATATTTTTTCTTTAGAATTTCAATTAGTGTTTCCCGTTTAGAGTCCTCAATATCAAGATCAATATCTGCGGCATCGGAATAATATTTAATACCGTCTACTATGTTAGGTGTCGTTCTCGAAGGAGACAAGAATCTTTCAAAATATAAACCATTTTTTACGGGGTCAATATTAGTTACACCAAGACAGTATAGAACCAAACTAGAAGCAGCACTACCTCTACCCGGTCCTACAGCGATATTATTTTTTTTAGCGATATTGACGACATCCCATACCATCAATAAATAATCTACGAAATCTGTGGGGCTAATTACACCCATTTCATAAGACAATCTATCTCTATAAGATTTCTCTTCTTTTGAGTTAATATCATTCTTTAATCTTTTTTCAAATCCCTTTTCAACTAGAAAATTAAAAAGCTCTAAACTTGTTAAGTCAGATCCGTTCAAGTTAAAAGGAAGATCCAGCGTAGCATAATCTTCTTTGCTCAAACAAAATTTTGGGAGTCTAATCCCATGGATATTAAGATCTATTTTTTCGAATCTATCTAAAAAGGGTAACATATTTTAAGTCTCTTGAAAATTGTAAGCGAGTTTTTTGAAAATTTGAGCAGTTAGAAAACAATCATAATCTCCTTGGTGAGTTTTGGAAGCATCTATTTCAATACCCCATTCATTACAAAGATAAGCTACATTACTTTTCAAACCTTTCTTGATAAAATTTGCCCATCGAAGTTGCCAAGCGTCGAAATTGTCAAAATCTGGGGTTGATCCACTTAGAAAAGCTTTTGCTAGAGCATTAGTGTCTACTACTCTTGAAACCCAATCGAAGTCTGTAGACTCTCCTATTTCACGAAACCAATTTCTAATTTGATAAACATCGAATTTTAATCCATTATGAAAACCTAAAAGATCATCTCCAAAAAACCATGGAGAAATCTCTTTGTAAACTTCCTTCGGGCATTTAGCAATCTTTTCATATTTTTTATAATTAAAGCCTGTGACTTCAGCAGCCTTAGGATTAACATTAAGATCTTCCCACCATAAATATCTAGACTGGCTATCTACTATAACGCCATTCTCCATAACTACCCAAGCGAATTCCCATGGACGAGAAGTATTTAAATTAAGACCTTCCGTCTCTGTATCAGCAAAATAAATTCGCTGGTTAATATCTAGTTTATTCATATTGTTTTTAAAAATTGTATATTATCTTCTAGCTTTTTAATCCATTCTTTTGCATCTTTTTTAGTCAATGATTGAGGTGAAAACATTTTATACTCGCCCTCTGGACCTTCTATAGTGTATTCATTAACTCCCATAACTTCTTCTATGCTTTTTATTTCAGCGAAAATCTGAATGCCAAAAAAGCCTCTGCACTGAACAAAGTCTCCAATTTTATTATTTGCCATAATTAATATTTAAATTAAACGATCTTTAGCTTCTAGATAAGATTCCCAGCTGAATTCTCTGGAAGACATATCATCAAAACCCGGATTATCTAAAGTCCTCCCTGATCCAAATTTTTTTCTATTCAAACATTTAAGAGCTAGAAAAGCATCAAAATCTTCTCGATTTTTATAATAAATGCTTTTTGTTTCAAGGACTTCTACTTTATAAGCCTTTGCATATTCTAATGCAGCATTACGAAGAAGATTATCAAATACTATACCATTAGATTCAATAAAAATTGTATGAGGAATATTTTTTGAAAATTCTGGTACGCATATATTCTCTTTTAAAAGATTATTATGAATAAAAGAATCATAAAAAGGAATAGCGATTTCTAAGTCATCACTCCAATATTTATACAAATCAGAATAAGAAAGTCTAGGCTCTTTGTAAAAATTATCATAAGATGCTAGAGTAGATAACTTGATTAAAGTTTTATATCCTTTTAGGTTCTTCGGGAAAATAATATTTTTATGACACGATATCAAAGAATCATCTGTCTTCTCAGAAGAGTCCCTGATAAATGTCATCCTCAATCCAAATATAAGCTTAATATTAGAAGCTTCGCAAGCTTGCAAAGCCGCAATATATCCAGACATACTATCTTCTACTAAGACTATCTCTTTAAGCTTATTCTCTACAGCTATATCTATAATGCTATCAGGAAGATCTTTATCTCTACTTGAGTCATATGGATCAACAGTTAGAATAGAACGCAATAGACTATAGTGCGACTTAAACAATGGGATTAATTGAGTCATTAATTCTAAAAAGAATTTTAGTTAAACTTCGGACAACCGGAATGTTTCCTTTGCACAATTGAATAACCCATATCTATATACTTGTCAAGTTCCTTTTTAGAATACGCTGATTTGGATGGAGATCCCTCTTTCACAGCTTCAAAGTAAAGGAAAGGAGCCTTATATTCGCAAACCCAAACTGGAGAGCCATCCTCTTTGTAAGTAAAAGGTTCTTTACCGCAAAGCCATTTACGTTTGAAATCTCCAGCAGCTGTATTAGCCAAAGCTTTTTCTAATCCAAAATCTTGTAAATAATTACTTATATATTCTAAATAATCTTCAAATGCATCTATTTGCTTTAAAGTGAATTCCATTTTGATATAAGGATTTTTCCTAAATTTAAGGAATAAGAATTCAACTGTTATTTTTTTACCGGGATATAATTTTGAAGCGACTAAAGCATAGATTAATGCTTGAACATTAAAATCCATATCTTCTGAACCTTTCGCAAATTTAGACTTCGAAGATTTAAAATCTAAAATTCTAATATGATCATCATATACAAAAAGTCTATCTATAAAACCATAAACCCAATACTTACCAGTATTTAAATCAAATTCATATTCTGTTTCGTATTTTTCACAACCCTTGCCATGAAAATCATTTTCCAATCCAGTTACTAAAAATCCATTTATTTTTTCATAGTTCTCCAAAGAATCCACGTCTTCTTTCTTTAACCATTTCTTAACGAGACGGCTTAAAGACGGAATAGACAATGGCTTCTCACAGGCAATAGCCTGTTTAACTTTTTCTACCCTTCTAGGGTGAGCTAAACATTCGAGAACAACGTGAGTAATACCTCCTAATTTTGAGCCTACATTCCCTTTCGAAGGTAAGCCACAATTATATTTTAGATAGGCAAGATATGAACAGCTACTATACGATTTGATTTTGCTCGCGGAGAGCCTTGGTAATGACATTTTTTATTATTCGATAAGATCCCACAGGACATCGTCAAAAAGTGACGACTTCACCAGCTTCTTTATATCAGAGTTTTTAGGTTTTTCACCTGAATATTTTACTTTTCCGCCTCTTTTTTTATACTCTCTTATGACCCAGAGATTTTTTACATAAGAAGTTTTACCTCCAAATTTTTTATCAGCAGCTTCTTGAACCGCAGCTAGTTTATCTTTGTCAAGATATTGTACTTTTGAGAAGGAGAACTCTTCTCCAGCAGGGTCTTCTAAATCAAAAGGATCTTCTTTTACATTTGCCAAATCAGGGTTAAAAGAAATAATTTCTTCTTGAGAGGGCAAGTTGTCAAAATCAAAATAATCTTCTCCTGATCCTACAATTTGACTAACTGGCTTAGCTGACCACATTTTACATGACCAATAGTTGGCTTTATATTTAGGTCCGGGATTATCACAATTATGTCTAGCTCTATAATTGCTTCTACGCTCAGGGTCATCTCTTTTGATTGACATATTTGGATCACCGAACTTTACAATCACGACATTCCCTTTATCATTTTTTACATAAACGCCAAATTTTTTAGCACTGCCTTGGGGAAGTCTAAATGGTTTATTTAATGTTTTATTTTCGTTAGCCATAATATATCTTACACCAATTTTAGATTAATTCTTCAGACCATTTTAAATGAAATGGCCAATACTCAGAAAGAGTAGGTAGAATCAACGGCCAAATATAGGAGAGATCAGGAATATCCTCTGATGTCCAAGACAATGAAAATTCATTACCTTCAAACTCAGAGCAATTTTCTGAAGCAATCCAATAAGGCTCATTACAATCTTCGCCTGTGTCAAAATATTTACTTAAAAAAGCCCCAATGTTTTCGTATTCTTCCTCGTAATTTTCTGAGCAATTTTCATTAGAATCTTCATCATATATCCCGCAGAAGTACTCTTCAATAGATAGGATATCTTCATAAACGCTATCCATTAAAATTGTAGCGGAAAAGTCTGACCAACAACCTCCCCCTTCATAACCATAAGCAAAAATAGAAATTTTATTGTCAGGAAGATACTTCGCTCCAATAATTATATCTAAACAATTGCTTTTTGTATTTTCAGACTTAATAGCTAAAATTCCGTATTCTTTATTTTCCATATTATTTATTTATTATATTTCTTTTTTCCATTCAAGTATCTCTTCCTTTGTCATATCTCCAAAATCTTTTTTGGTAGGCAACTTTACTTTTAGAATATCTGAATTAAAAAATTTAGAGAGCTTTGATTTGATATTTAGAGCCGCTTCCATACCTCTATTGTAATCGGACTCCTCATCATTATTTGTCGATATAATTATTTTTTCTAAATTACTTTTCATCAAGAAAAGAATTACATTCTTAGATACTGATAATCCGAATATTACAATGAAATTTTTTATACCATTTTCATATAATGCTAAAGCATCTCCAATACTTTCTACTAAAATAACAGTCTTAGTGCTCTGTATTTCAGGGAAAGATAAATCAGATGGATAAACAAAATTAGATTTTCTCCCAAGGATCTTCCATTTAGGTCGTTGAGAATTGCTGTATAAATCTCTCCCAGCTAATCCTATTATTTTTTTACCTTCAAAAACTGGGAATACAAACCTATTATTTAGTTTACCATAAGTTTTTACTCCTCCTTTAAAATCTTTTAAAGTTTCATTAGATATACCTCTTTTGTTATAGAAATTAAAAGATGGTAACAAATCACTCAAGAAATCAGAGCTAAAGAATTTCTCTTGAACTATTTTAGATTCTTGATCCTCAACTTCGACCACATTATCAAAATACTCATTTCTCAAGAAGCTCTTGGCATCTTTCTCATTTATATTGAGAGTTATCATTGCCAATTTAATAAGAGGCCCAGATTGCCCAGTTACAAAATCTGTAAACCATCCACTCTTAGTATTGACACTTAAAGATGAACTCGCGCTATTCCTATAAATAGCTTTCATCCTTAAGTAATCTGGGCCAGATCTTTCTGGCGCATATCCCATTTTTTTAAGCAGCTCTACTATCATATAAAATCGTTTTTAGTATACTTTCTATTATTAGATACCTCAAGTTGTCCTAATTTTTTATTGAATACATCTTCAGCGTTACCACACTCCATTACTTTAAAGTTGTCAACTTTAAAATTAATATAATTCTCAACGTATACTTCACCATCTTGAGTGACTCGTTTTACATAGTTGTCAGCGCCCATAGCCTCTTCTCCTTGAACACGAGCTCTTACTTCAATTAATTTATGAGTACCGAATTCTTTTCCAGCTTCTCCAATCTCTTCTGGAGTTTTCTTTTCTAAACGATACATATTAGAACAATGCCACTCAATCTGAGATGACATTGCTGTGCCTCCACTTCTATTTGTTTGAACAGCAGTTAAACCTGCTGTTCTTGGTAAAGCTGATACAAGCTTTTTAAGTTTATCAGTCTTTTGACCCAATAGTTCATATCCTTCGAAAGCATTTGTAATGTTCTCTTGAGTAGATTTCAGATAATCATAAATAAGAAGAACATTCTCTCCGTTTTTAACATTTTGAACATACCATCTTTTAGCGATAGAAATTACCTCATCAATAGATTTGTTTGCTACATACTTATGATGGACTCTACCCTTATATTTTTCTAAAGAATTTAAAGCTGCATAAACTTTATTTTTATCTACAGGATTGTTAAGAAATTTACCTGTTTTAATTTTATACTCATTAACCCCAGAGATAGCAGAAAGATTTCTCGCAATAATACGATCTGTTTCCAGTTCAGTATCTAATACTAAAGCTAAACAATTATTCTCTTCTAGACCGGCGACTTCATAAGCTAAAAAGTTTACGAAAGTACTCTTGCCAACCTTTGGCCCTGCGGCAATAACAAACAAATCACCGAAGCTAGGGCCTCCATACATTTTTGTAAAAATTGGGAATGGAGTTTTAAGACATACTGGTCTTGGATTATTAGCCCAGTCTAGAACGGTCTCCTGCATCGAAGAAAACACATCAATAGGTTTCTCCTCGTCCGCCACATTCTCTGTCCCAGCATTCTTAAGAGTAGTCTCTACTACATTCGCTAGTTCAGGAAGAGACTTGTCAATATTGCTTCGAATCTCTACTTTGCCTTCATCAAGAGATTTATCTGCCTTTCTAGCAAAATCATATTTAATTACATTCGCAATAAAATTAGGAAGAGACTGTTCTCTTATCTCCATTTGAGATAAACATTCTATATAATCAATTATGTTTAAATCCTCAAAGAATTTCAAACCAATCGCTGTCAATTTTTCGACTACTAATAATTTATCAACAGTTGAGTTTTGAGTATAAATAGAAAGGATAGCAGAGAATATAGCTGCATGAACTTTATGATCAAAGTGAGTAGGTTTAAGAACAGATGCATAATCTGCAACATTATCAGGCCACTTAATAAAGCCTGCTAAACATGCACGTTCTTGTTCTTGAGGAGTTGAAATTCTATTGTTACTCATTTAAATAAGAAATCTTTTAATGATTTTGGTTTTTTTACACTGAGATCTAGGTCTAATTGAACTTCTTCTAAAACTTCAACAGGTTTCTCAATGTTCTCTTCTACATTTTTAATACTAGGTAAATATGTTCTAATATATTTTCGACCATCTTGACAAAGATAATACGAAAGACTGTAAGCTTTTTCATTAGGAACAACACTCCGAAGAGTTTTTAAATCAAAAAAAGATAGAAGCTTATTGGCTGCTGCCATCTCTTTTGGCCAAAAGATATTTTTACTATGAGATAAGAAATGCAATATAACAGATCTTGCCTCTTTTGGATTAGATATTTTTTTATCTTTAGGCTTATGTTTTAAGACTATTCCAAATTTTCCATGTAAATATTCTCTTATTTCTATTAGACCTTTGTCTCCCATTCCTTCAAGGGATTTTAAATCTTCTAAAAACTTGCTTGACAAGTCTTCTTCTGAAATAAAACCATTTTGAATCAAAACATTTTTTGTTCTATTCGAGATAGGGAATTCTGATATAAGCATAGTATTACAATAGTATATGAGATCCAAAAACTTTTTCAACCCATTTTTCTCTCAATGGCATATTTTTTTCATAGATCTCTATTACTTCAAATCCATTTTTTTCAAGAAGATATTCTTTAAGTACATCTCTATATACTTGCCTCTCAAAATCTTCGACAGAGTTTTGGAAATAAGGCGTATACTCTACATGGAATAACCCGTTTACTTCGACTGCAATTTTCCTAGAAAAATTAACAATATCGACTCGTAAACGGGTTTGAGGAATAACTACCTCTTCTCCTACAATATCTTCAATCCAATATTTTTTGAAGAATTGTTTTACATTAAATTGAAATAAACTTAAACTTTCACTATCCCATTTTATGGAATATTTTTTTTCAGAAAGTGGGCGAATATTCCCATTTGCTGTAATCCATTTCATTTAAAAAATACTATACAAAAACTCATTTCAATATCCTTTGTATTTCAGCAATGATTAATGAACAAGCTTTAATCATATTAGTGATATCAGAATCATTAGGAATGAATTCTCCAAATGGCCACATCTCTTTAGCAATTTTTAAAGTCTCCTCTTTCTTTGTATTTTGACCATTAGCATAACCTGCTAAAACTAAAGCTGCTAAAAGTAGCTCTCCATTTTGATACTTTGAATCATGTTCGGGATTATAGCCTTTATCTATCTGATTTTGCCTTTCAACTTTAATTGACTCAATAATTTCTTCAAGTTCTTTCATATTAGTAAAGCAGTATATTATATTTTTTTTCGAAATAGTCAACAGATAAATTATTTATATCTTCATTAAAAAGTTCTACCAAGTTTATAGAATTTTTTATACACCATTCTTTTTTTAATTCGTCAGCTTTAATTTTAGACAGAAACTTCTGTCGATCTTTATGAAGCCATTTATTAAAAGAATTATGATACTCATCTGGACTTACTTCTACAGCCAATTTCTTAGATAAGTTAAATAAGTCAATTCTGAATTTACTTCCGGGGATAATAAACTCTTCTACAATTACATCATTTTTCCAAAACTCTCGGAGAAAAGATTTAACTTTAAATTGAGGGGAAGAGACTTTCTTGTCCCAATCTATATTCGATTTAGATGGGACATTGATTTTAGAAGAGCCGTGCAGCTTAGTGAGCAGCATTATGAAATAATCTCTTTGACTTTTTTAAGCAACCATTCGAATACATCTTTATTATTTTCAATATAATCATAAACAGATCCAATTCCTTGATGCTGCATCTGAATATCCACTCCATCATTTTTAGCTAACGAAATAATAGACTCAGAAAATGAATACCATGCTCCCTTTTTCGAAATCAACTCAAAAGCAATAATCATATCAACTACTTCCTTCTCCACCCAAATAGCGCATCCGCTTCTGCCTTTTTTGATAGGGATTTTAACTTTTGAACCTGTTACATCTGTAGATGACTTTTTAATTTCAATAGTAGCGTAAACTCCTAAAGTTTTATTCTTTATTGGGTCAGGCTTATCATTAGGTTTTTCAAGGATATAATCTCCTCCATATCTGGGCTGATATGAAAGAGTTATATCGCTCTGGTGATTAATGGCAGACCCTCCAGCTCCATCGCTTTGTCTTGGGGGCGTTTTACTATAAGGGTCTAGTTTTATCTCTGCTGTATACTGACTTGTAATCAAAAATAAAGCATCAAAGTGGACTATCTTTAGAGCCAATCTTTTAAATAGAATCTTAGTTAAGAGAGGAACACCTGCAACTTTGATATTCTCATCTCCATTCCAAAGATTCTTCTCCTTATCCGACTTAAGTATAACACCATCTAAAGAATCAAGGATGATACAAAGCTTTTCTCCAGCTTCATGCATTTTAGGTAGAACGCTCTCGATAAGAGAAGCAATTGTTTCAAATACATTACAACTAAAGACAAACACTGTGCCATACTCCCAGTTAGTAGGGTCTGTAACGAATTTCATCCCAGTTCTTTTTTGCATCTCTGGAGTGAGACGAGCTTCAGCTTTTATAAAAATGGTTTTAGATCTTTCGATCTTATCCATGTAATTTTGAGCAAAAACAAAACATTGAGATGTTTTTCCTAGCTCGCTACCCTTACCACAAACTCTGACAAAAGAGCCAGAGCGAACTTTGATAAGAGCATCTAGATTTAGAGATCCAGAAGAAATAGTAACTTCATCAGGCTGTAAATAGTTAAAGTGATTATCTTCATTATCTTTTAAGAATGAAGAGAGCATGTCTTTTGAACCTGTCTCGCTTGATGAGTCGTCTTTTCTTTTGGATGGCATATTATTCTGATGGATTATCTTCTAACGGAATTTCTTCTACAACTTTGCTTACATAAAAGTCGCAAGCATTGCAAACTTCTTCTGTTAAACCGTGGATACCCCTTTCTAAACAGTAGTATCCGACGGATCTCCTTGACTGGCAACAAGGAGGGCCATATTCGACTTGATCTTTTGATCTATGCAAACATGTTTCCGATTTGGACATGAATCCTTAAATGATAGAATTTTTAGAAACTTTCACTAGAGACTTATCGTTGACATTAATAAATGTTACATAATTTTCAGTGATGCGAATAATCT